AGAGTATTTTAAACATGCTGGTAAGTGAGATTACAGAAAACTTTGCTGACGGTAAAGTAAAAGGCAAAAGCAGACCAGGACGAGTAAAGAAGTCTGGTGCTAGTTGCAATGGTAGTGTTACAGCATTACGCAAACGTGCTAAAAATGCAAGTGGTGAAAAGGCTAAAATGTACCACTGGTGCGCCAACATGAAATCAGGTAGAAGCAAAAAAGGTAAATAGTATTATGAGATTAAGAGAAATTACATCTAACATTAAACAGCCAATTAACGAATTTGATATTTTAGGCGGATTAAAATGGCTTGGCAGGGCCGCACTAAGTGGGCCAGCAACTGCCGCACAAATTGCGTTAACACCTAGTTCTACATCCGCATGGGACACTACTGATGCTCCGGCTATGTTGTATAATAAATTACGTGCAGACGGACGAGATGAAGCAACTGCAAATGCCGCGGCATTAGAACTTAGAGATAGAATTAGTCGAGGCGATCACACCGCTATTCAAACATACAGAGATGCTACAGGGGACACTGGCCAATTGCCATGGGACTTACAAGATTTACAAACTTCAATTGATCAAAGAATTGCATCAGGTGGCGGACGTGGAAACGGTGCCGCTGAACTTGCTCAAAGGCGAGCAGATGCGGCAAATGGTGTTCCAGGAGCAGGTCCTGCTCCAACAGACAGTCCAAAAGCAGATACTACTGCTCCACAACAGCCATCTACACCTGGTGCAAGTGATTCATCTAATGCGCCAAGTAGCACAACGGATACTAGACCATCAACTACTGCTCCTAAGACTACTACTGCTCCTAAACAACCAGATGCTGTTCCAACTTCTGTTGCAAATTTGCCTAATGTTGTTAAAGACGCAGGCGCCGCTCAAGCACTAGCACAATCTAATCCACAAACATCAGCACAATGGGCTGATGGTATTGCAAAAGCAACTGGTGGTACGCTAGGTGCATCAACTGTACAGTCGTTAGCACAAGGTGCTATGAAATATGCTTTGCCAGCGGCAGCTGTAGTTGCATTGTTATACGGTGGTAAAAAATTGCTTGATTATGCAGGTTCTAAAAAGAAAAAAGAATCAATAGGTGAAAATAGCTCTGCTCCAATAGTTGCCGCTAATGTGGCATCTGTTGCTAATCCTCAACACGCAAAAGGCCATGTTGGAAAAGATAAAAATGGCTTACCAAAGAAAAACTCAAAGAAACAACCTGGTACTAATTTAGTAATAAATGCACTAGATGATGACGAGGGCTTCTTTGGCTCCAAGACAATCAAAAGATAAATACTGTATAGGAAAACACAATGAGAGAAAAACATTTAAAAGAAACTGGTTTAGCCGATATGGCATTTAAGGTTGAACAAGACCACGAAGTTCAAATGGCTCGTGCCGAATTATATAAACTAGCTAAGTATGCAATCAAATTACACGAAATGCTTAAAGGTGTATCAGAGCAACAAGGTTTAGAAGGTTGGGTGCAAGCTAAGATTACAAAGGCCGCTGACTATGTTTCAAGTGTTTATCATCATATGGATTACGAAACTAAGTTTGAAGAAGTAACAGAATCCAATAAATCAATTGTAGAAGGCATCGACTCTCCAATAGTGACGATGACTATTCCAAACACAACTCCTGAGATGGCAGAAAAAATGGAGAGAATTGCTAACGAAAAGAACATCGAGTTTTCAAAACAAGGAAACACTGTTTTTTTGAAGGGTAAAAGAATTGATATGACAATGCTTACAACTAAAATGGCTATTGCTCAGACAAACATACCAATGGTTCCTGTTGAACCAAAGCGTGGCACTCCAGGTAATCCAATCGGTATGTCTAAGGATCAAATGGCAGATCCTGCTAATCAAGACCTAATGCAAAAAGCAAGACGTATGGATGCATTAGGTGATAGTGTAAACTATAAAGGTTTTTTAAGCAGTTTATTAGAAGAAAAAGTAACAAATAAGTTATCTGAAAAAGTAGAAATGTGTCCAAAAGCATGTTGCGGGAAACCTGTAACAGAATGCTCATGTGGACCAGATTGTAAACATTGTGATTGCTACGAAAAGAACAAGGCAATGAAGGAATCTAAAAATAACCTATGTGAAGATTGCGGTAAAGAAAAACTTACCAAAACAGAAATGACAGAAATTGCTAATCTAGAAGAAGGCAAAAAACACGGCAATAGTAAAGTTTATGACAAATGCTGGAAAGGCTGTCGTAAAGTTGCAGGCAAAAAACGTGGTGAGCCAGGCTCGTGCAAGTGTGACTAAATGTCTCAATCATCCATTGGTGGTTACTATCTAGAAGACAGTGCCGAAGATTTTGTTTGGCAAACAATAGATCCAGATCATATCTGGGTTATGGATAAACTAATACTTTCACGTAAATTAAAATATAATAGTGGCCCGGTCGGACTTGATGTTCCGCATCCGGGCTTTTATATTGTACGTCCTTGTGTTAACATGTTAGGACTAGGACTAGGCGCTCAAAAGGTTTGGATCGAACAACAAACAATACATCTTCCATTAGGACACTTTTGGTGCGAGTTTTTCGAAGGCGATCATTACAGCATAGATTACTTCAAAGGTAAGCAAATGCTATGTGTACAAGGTAAAAAACCTGAAGATACATTTACAAAGTGGACTGATTGGCGCAGAGATGATAAGAAATTTACGTTTCCCACATTACTAAATGAATTAGTTGAACATCATCCTTGGATGAACTGCGAGTTTATAGGTAACAAACTCATCGAAGTACACCTAAGACGCAACGAAGACTTTGATGGCAACATCAATCATTTCATTCCAGTCTGGAAAGGGCAGGATACTACTCCGCCCAAAGGATACACGTATCGTGAATACCCAGACATCCACGACAGAATTGGTGCTTTTGTTAAATAAAACGCTTGACAAAGCCTAAATAATCATATATAATTAACTTAAATTACAACTCAACAAGGAGAAAACTATGAGCGATCGTACCTATGGTGCAGAAGAAAAAGCAAAACTCGAGCGTCTTGTCAATGAAGGCGCAACAGTTCTAAGAGAAATTGAAGATCTTACAATGGGTCTTAAAGAAACAGTTAAAGCCGTAGCAGAAGAACTAGATATTAAACCAGCACTAATTAACAAAGCTATCAAAGTAGCACACAAAGGTGACTGGGATAAAGTAAACGATGAGTTTGAAGATCTTGAAACACTAGTTGTTACTGTTGGGAAAGACAAATAATAAGTGGAAAAAATAAAAGACTTTTGGCTAGATAGTTATACTAGTGATAAAACTGCATTTGCATTTGAACTTGTAAGTTTTATATTTACAGTTGGTGCAAGTATGACACTAGCCTTAAATGCCAAAGATCCAAATATGCTTATTGTGTATCCAGGGTTTTTTGTTGGAAGTATAACTCAAGCGTATGCAAGTTATCGTAGAGGAGCGGCATGGGTATTGCTGTTGACTACTTATTTTGCATGTGTTAACATTTTTGGATTTGGAGTTGCATCACAATGGTGGTAGAAGTTTTAAAACTTTTAGGACTTCTTGTATTATTTTATGCTGTTCCTATCGGAGCATTAATAATGTGGAATAATGAGGACCCAAAAAAATGATAGTAAAACCTTACCAGTGGTTAGCTTGGTTCAGTACAGCTTGTTTGTTAGTTGCCGCTACACTAGCCGCATTTAATATCTATCCTTGGTACATCTTTGCGTTTATTGGCAGTAATAGTCTTTGGGTACTAATAGGTATTCTATGGAAAGAAAAAAGTTTGATTGTGCTAAACGCAGGACTAACCGCAATTTACATTGCGGGATTGATGTTCTGATAAGTAATAATAACGCCAATAGCAATAGCTAGGTAAGTAGATGGTTAAGTTGGCCACAAGCAACGTAGGAAAAAATGAAATTATCGTGTAGTACAATGTACATTTCTCAGCCCGTCGCTATTAGACATGGTGCAATCGGCTTTAGTAAACAATTCCGACAATCTATTATTGAACACTTTCTTAAATTGAAAGAAGAAAGTGAACCTACGCACGAGTCTTGGAAAACCGGACACGATATTCATCTTGACCATAACATACTCAATCCATTACTAGACAAAATACACTTATGGTATTGTCATAATGTTGTAGGACCTCGCGGTCCTAAATTTATAACTAGTCAAGTTTGGAATAATACTCAACGTTTAAATATTGATGCTGAAGTATGGTTCCAAGAGAGCTTACCTGGGCAAGGTTGCCCACAACATGAACATGGCACATTAAGCCGTTATAGCTGGGTATATTACTTAGATGTTGGTGAAAGTAATAGTCCACTTACATTTGTTGAAATGAAAGAAACAAAAAACGAAGTATTTCCGGTTGACGAAATACATCTTCCTGTGTATAATGATATGATAGTTATGTTTCCAAGTAACATACATCATAAAGTTTATCCTGTAAACACAACCAGGTATATACTAGCAGGAAATATTAACGATATCTCGTATAAGGAGAATTAATTGAGTTACGTAGACGCATTATTTGATAGAGACAATGATATTATTCGTGTTGTCGAACGCAAGGACGGCAAAAGAGAGTATCGAGAGTATCAAGCAAAGTACACGTTTTATTATGAAGACCAACGTGGCAAATACAAAAGTATCTACGGAACTCCGTTGACTCGAATTGTATGCAAAAATACAAAAGACTTTCGTAAAGAAGTTGCTATTAATAATAGTAAAAAACTATTTGAAAGTGATATCAATCCAATCTTCCAATGTTTGAGTGAAAACTATCTTAACCAAGATGCTCCTAAACTAAACATTGCATTTTTCGATATTGAGACGGACTTTGATCCGGAACGAGGCTTTGCTGATCCTGCAGATCCATTTATGCCTATTACATCAATATCTGTATATTTGCAGTGGTTAGAAACAATGGTGTGTCTTGCTGTTCCGCCTAAGACGCTTACTATGGACGAAGCAAAGAAAACACTTGAAGGTATTGACAATGTAATGTTGTTTGAAAAAGAAGGTGATATGATTGATACCTTCTTAACACTAATTGAAGATGCTGATATTTTAAGTGGTTGGAACAGTGAAGGTTATGATATTCCGTACACTGTAAATAGAACTAGTCGTGTACTAAGCAAAGATGACACACGTAGATTCTGCTTGTGGGGTCAGTTGCCTAAGAAGCGTGAATATGAAAAGTATGGGAAATCAGCTGTTACCTTTGACCTAATAGGTAGAGTGCATTTAGATAGTTTGGAATTATATCGTAAATACACATATGAAGAAAGACACAGCTACAGGCTTGATGCCATTGGTGAGATCGAAGTTGGTGAAAACAAAGTCCCTTATGAAGGTACTTTGGACCAGTTGTACAACAATGACTTTAGAAAATTCATCGAATACAACATACAAGATACCGCACTACTGGACAAGCTGGACAAAAAACTAAGATTTATCGATCTTTCTAATTCGATTGCACACGAAAACACAGTGATGCTACAAACCACTATGGGTGCTGTTGCTGTTACAGAGCAAGGTATTATTAACGAAGCACACAACAGAGGGTTGCAAGTACCTAATCGTCCAAAGCGCGATGATACAGAAAACACACAAGCCGCAGGTGCATATGTTGCGTTTCCTAAAAAGGGCTTACACAAGTGGATTGGATCAATGGATTTAAATTCACTATACCCATCTGTAATTCGTGCATTAAATATGGATCCTGCAACTATCGTTGGACAAATTCGTCCTGATATAAGTGAGTCTCGTGTACGAGAAGATATGGGGCTACAGAAAAAGAGTTTTGCAGGTAGCTGGGAAGGACGCTTTAGTACAGAAGAATACGAAGCAGTTATGGACCAGCGCAAAGATATCGCACTAACTATTGATTTTGAAAATGGTCAAACAGAAGTTTTAAGCGGTGCAGAAATACACAAATTAATTTTTGATAGTAATATGCCGTGGATGCTTAGTGCTAACGGCACAATCTTTACAACAGAATTTGAAGGAGTTATTCCTGGTCTATTAAAGCGTTGGTATAGTGAGCGTAAAGATCTGCAAAAGATGTTAAAAAAGGCAAAAGATGCAAAGAACGAAGCAGAAATTGAGTACTGGGATAAAAGACAACTTGTCAAAAAAATTAACCTTAATAGCTTGTATGGTGCTATTCTTAATCCTGGGTGTCGCTTTTTTGATAAACGTATTGGCCAGAGTACTACACTAACTGGTCGTACTATTGTTAAACATATGAGTGCAGAAGTTAACAAAGTTATTACTGGAGTATATGATCATGTTGGCGAAGCAGTTATTTACGGTGACACTGACTCTGTATACTTTAGTGCGTGGCCTACTTTACATAAAGAAGTAGAAGCTGGTAACATTCCTTGGACTAAAGAAAATGTAATTACACTTTATGATCAAGTATCAGAGGCGGCTAATGCAACGTTTTTTGATATGATGGCAAAATCATTCCATTGTCCAAAGAGTCGTAGTGATGTTATTGCGGCGGGTAGAGAAATTGTTGCAGAAAGCGGACTGTTCATTACTAAAAAGCGTTATGCGGCACTGGTGTATGACACGGAAGGTTTCCGTTCAGACGTAGATGGTAAGCCAGGTAAAGTCAAAGCTATGGGCTTAGACTTGCGCCGTTCAGATACTCCTGTGTTTATGCAAGAATTCCTAAGCGAACTATTGCTTATGGTATTAACTGATAAGAAAGAAAAAGACATTCTTGAACGCATTACAGTGTTCCGTAAGGAGTTTAGTGCAAGACCAGGCTGGGAGAAAGGTTCACCTAAACGTGCAAACAAGATTGGGCATTATCAACGTCTTGAAGAAAAGCAAGGCAAAGCAAACATGCCTGGACACGTAAGAGCAAGCATCAACTGGAACACGCTGAAGCGTATGAACGGTGACAAGTACTCGCAAGAGATTGTAGACGGTATGAAAGTTATTGTTTGTAAACTAAAACAGAATCCATTGGGCTATACAAGTGTCGCTTATCCAACAGATGAGCTACGTATTCCAGAATGGTTTAAGGAACTGCCGTTTGATGATGCGGCAATGGCAGAAACTATCATCGATAATAAACTGGACAATCTAATTGGTGTGTTGAATTATTCATTAGAAGATACTAAACAACACACTACATTTAATAGTTTGTTCGACTTCGGAGACTAATATGAAATTAACTTTAATCGGATACGGATTTGTAGGCAAGGCTGTATATGAACTACTAAAAAATCATTATGATATTAAAATTGTAGATCCTACTTATAATAACAATGAAATTCAAGACGACAGTGACGGATATATCGTGTGTGTGCCAACTCCATCGACTGTAACTGGTGTATGTGATATGTCTATTGTTGAGTCAGTAATTAAAGAATGTCCTAATAGCAAACCTATCTTAATTAAAAGTACTATTAGTTTAGAAGGATGGAAACAACTTGAAACATACAATAAAGAAATTACGTTTAGTCCTGAATTTTTAACTGCGGCAAATGCCAATGAAGATTTTAAAAACCAAGATAAGATGTTATTTGGTGGTGGTAATAAAGAATTTTGGAATGATGTGTTTATAGAATGTAAAGCCTTTAATCCAATATACGCAACAGTAGAAGAATTAATTTTAACAAAGTATTTACGAAATAGTTTTTTAGCAACAAAGGTTGCTTTCTTTAATGAAGCGTTTAATCTATGTGAAACAGCAGGCATAGATTATAATCAAGTTAAGGCATTGGTAGGAATGGACGATAGGATTACACATAGTCATATGCAGGTTCCTGGTCCAGATGGTGAAAGAGGATTTGGCGGCGCTTGTTTTCCTAAAGACACAAAAGCATTACTACATAGTGCAGAAGAAATTGGATGTTCGCTACTAATCTTAGAAAGTGCTGTAAAAAGTAACCAACAACTTAGGAGTAAAAATGACTAACATATTAATAACTGGCCATAAAGGATTTATTGGAACT